ACGTGCTATACAAAAGAGGCGGTTCGGTACTCCGCAGAAACATTTGTAGTTAAACAAACATTTGTACTCCGCATTAACTTTAGTGCTAATAATCGCCTCCTTCGTATAGCACCATACGTTATGCGTAATGTTAAGACAGCACCCTGCTAACCGAAACATCGTAATAATTTTTATCTTTTTCAATTCCTATGTATTGGCGGTTTAATTCCTTACAAGCCAATCCAGTAGTATTACTACCCATACAGTTATCCATTACCACATCATCTTCATTTGAAAATGCTTCTATCAGCCATTTAGCTAATTCAACAGGCTTTTGTGTTGGGTGCAGTTGGTCTTGTCTTCGCCATTGTTGCGGAAAATCTAAAATAGTTGTTGGGTGTCTTGTTCCTTTATTATCGGTTATTACACCTGCTATTCCGTATTCCATATTATTTACTTTGTTTGGCGTCCACTTTCTTTTATAAGGTGTACCTTCTGTAAGTTGTGGCTTGTAGTATGAAGCACTTTTGCCAAATACTAATACCATTTCGTGTTTTTTCATCGGCATATATTTAGCAGTCAAAGGGCTTCCGCATTTGCTTTTCTTCCAAACCATATCATATCTAAATAGTTTTTCGTTACTCAAAGCAAGTTTAAAAGCGAATAATCCTGCACCAAACAAAACTATATTTCCTTTTGGTGCTAATATCCTTTCGTATTCTTTCCATAGTTTATTCAAGTCAAGTAAGCTATCCCATTTGTTTGCAGTTGTGCCATAAGGCAAATCGCATAAAATAAGATTTACGCTTTTATCAGCAATGTATGGAAACACATCAAAGCAATCAGCGTGGACTAAAACACTACGCATAACATCGGTTTTGCAATAGTGGGGCGGAAGTTGTAAATTCATCATTTGTAATTCTATTAAACATTAGTTGTGGGTTGAACATTTGTGCCTTGAAACCCCACCATCGCAAAGCCGAGAACCGTTATGCGTAATGCCTTGCTGACGTTCTTCGATTGACATTCTCGTTTGAAATTTTTAATTAAACCATTTGAGTTCTGTCGTTCCATTGAAGCCTTTTTCCCAAATATACCAAGCGTAACACCTCGCTGAATTGCTATTGTATTTTTCAAAATCTCCATTCTTTGCACAATTCAAACGGCTACTGCTAACATATACGGTTTTTATGGGAAACCTTTTCAAAAATTCCCTACGCTTTTTACCTTCCACAAACTGAATGCCCATAAACATTGCAACTTTTTTTCCTCTTGGTATTATTGAAAGTGCTTTTTCAACAAATTGCTCTGCATACTTGTAAGGTGGGTTTGTAATAACATCTCCATCCCACATTTGAATATTATCTATTGCTAAAAAGTCAACTAATTCTCCTGCATAGTTCCTGTCTATTAAATCCGTGCTTCTTACATTATATCCTGCATTTAAAAGCACTTCCGATAAATGCCCACCACCGCAAGCACACTCCCAAACATTGTTTGAAAAGGTTTCTAATTCCAATAGCAATTCTAATGCCTTTGGTTCTGTTGCGTAATAATCGTGTTTTTCACGTTCTTCAATAGCGTGGCTACTTGCTCCCAGCGAAGTGAATACGCTTTTTTTGTTTCCCGTCCAATCTTTTGTCATTTCGTTATGGTTTAATTAAAAATTTCTATTCCGTTTCCAAATGAACATTCTGCTAAACAAGTCGGCACATACGCATAACAGCGGTTTGGCAAAATGGCGGGTTTCGTGGTTAATTGAACGTCTGTGCATCTATTGAAGTGTAGTGCTAAACCGAACATTTGTGCTTCGATTCCCGCCACTTCGCCAAGCTGCAAAACGTTATAAAACAGTTTGCTCAGTAAAATCGTGTCCACATATTTCACAGTAACATTCTGTCTCGGATTGGTAAACCTTTTCGTAAGGATGAACGCAAACCGATTTTATAACATCGTGTATGCGTAATTGCTGTTCCAACCACATAACATAATCATCGCTATAATAAGTATAACCACGAGTATCATTCACCCTGTAAATAGCTTTTTCGCCTTTACTTTCTTTGTGCTTTATAAATTCTTTTATGTATTCCATATTTTTAGTTTTAAATTACGCAACTACGCATACACGAAAACCGTTACCTGCAAGTGCTACGATAGTACTTCTAATTAACATTTTCGTTAGAAAAATTATTAAAAATTCCACCCTTCCTTTAAAAAAGAAAAAATATGTGCAATTACATCAACAGTCCATCCGTTGCCAATCATTTTATGTGCATCTGTTTTTGAAACAATATTTGTATATCCATTAGGTATAGTTTGCAATCTTTCTACTTCATCTCTTTCAAGCATACGAGCCATAGTTTTATCAGGTGTTAAGTAATAGTTTTTTGAGTGGCTTTTATTCGTTGTTAAACAAAATGATTTTTCAGCCTCAATTGTCTTTAATGTGTCTATTTTTTGTTTATCACCCCATTTAGAAAAAAACCATTTAGTTAAAGGTTTAAATTCATAATCACTATTTAATACATCTTTAAATAAAAGTCCTTTATCTTTTGGAATATCAATGTTTGGTATATTTGTCCAATATAATCTCGGTCTATTTTGAGCAGATAGTAAAGAACTATTTATTTCGATAGGTTCAACTCCTAATTCTTTAGAAATAATATCTTTCCATTCTTTCTTCATCTTTACATTTTCAAGTAAAAAGTAAGTTGGCTTTACCTCTTTTAATATTCTTACATATTCCCAAAACAAAGCACTTTTTCCATCAAACCCTTCGCCTTTACCAGCATTTGAAAATGATTGGCAAGGACTTCCACCAAACATTAAATCTATTTTTGGTAAATCAACTCCTTTTACATCAATAACATTACCTAATTGTATAGTATTAGGGTAATTATGTTGCGTAACTTTTATTGGTGATTGTTCTATCTCAGAAGCAAAGTAATTCCCATACTCAATTCCTACTTTATTCAATGCTATTTGTCCGCAGCTCATACCATCAAACAATGATAATACGTTTATTTTTTCTTTTTTACCCTCGCTCATTTTTAATAATTTTTTGTTCAGTATTTCAATTTAAGTTTATCTGTAATTAACCGCACCAGCAGGTAACAGCGTATAAAGTAAAGGCTCGTTCCTCGCCCTTCCCTTATACGCAAACCGTTACAAGTCATTTTGTTCTATTGGCTTATTGCATCTAACACAGTTGTTACTAATTCCGACCATTCCTGCTACCGTTTGAGGTTTATCGCAAGAACAAAACGAACTTATAACATCGGATTTGACAAGATTTTGATTTACTGCATCCCAGTCCTCAATGAACTTTCTCAATGAACTGATACTGTGAAATTCATAATTCTGTCTTTCGTTTCTGTGTTGTTTTCCAACTGATGTGATGTATTCTTCTATGTGCATATAATTAAGTTTAGTATTTCATTTTCCGTAAATCAAAACCTCGCAAATCCGTATCTCGTTAGCGGTAATGCTACCAAGACCACGTAAAACATAGCGTTTCATCTGCTTCCATTTTATCTAAAGCATTTAAAAGTCTTTGTTGATTTCCTTCGTACACTTTTTCTTTCACCCATTCACGACATTTATTGAAATCTTTTGGTCTTGCTAATTCTTGTTCTTCTACAACAACATCGGTATCAATAAAATCAAATTCATTTTCAACAACAAAATCTCTATCACCACTATATCTCAAGTAGTCAAACCAATCTTGTCTTTCAGTTGGGTAATAAGGAACAGTTTTACCACCCCAAGTTTCTTCCATTGTTTTGCCAGTTACTTTTCTGACAGATATATTTATTCCCATAATTCAAAATTACTAAAAGCACTACCGCTAACAAGTGTTATACAATATGGCGGTTGACGTGCTTCGATTAAACATTTATTTTAAATTCAACTTTGGTGCTTCGTATTAGGGTTTTGTGCTGAAAATCCGCCACATCGTATAGCACCGATACGTTATAAGCAAGGCGGGAAAGTGCTTCGATTTAAGTCATCGGTAATTTGATGAAAAATAAAAGCCTTCCCACCTAAATGCTTAAAGTTTCTTAACCAGTTCGAGTATTTTTTCAGCTACTACTTTTGCAGCTTCATTTTCTCCTGCTCTGGTTAATGAATCCAATGCTCCCGTTAGGGTCGAAATTTGATTTAAAGTATCCATAATATTTAGGGTTTTACAACGCCCACCCAAGGCTTTTATTTTTAGTGTTTCAAATCAAAATCAGTAAGTAAAAACGCCCAGCTTATAACACGCAATATAAAAAATTGGCTATCAGCGTTTATGGTAGTTTGAAAGGTCGGTACAAGCCAACTTTTCATATTGCCGACCGTTATATGCCACCTATGGCGACACTCTAAATAATTTCAAAATCTTTTTATATGGACAGACAACAACGACTTAAAGAGCTATTGCAATTCATCAATGACAAAGGTGAAAACGAATACAACTTCGACAAACTTTATGACAAATTGCTTAAAGAGTTTAGTACCGAGTTTACCTACAACAGCGACATGAGAGAAAATTTATACCTCAACAACCTTCGCCAAACAAGAGACAAACAAGCAAGTCATTATATCCGTACCAAACAAAAAAGACCTAAAGGCAGTTGCTATCCAGAGTTCAAAGATTTTGTTAGTAATTTTGAACAAGACGTAAGAGAATGTTTACGACTTTTCGTTAAACCAAACTCCGACACGACCATTCAAGATGATGAAGTCTAACTGTTCCTGCGTTGATACCTTGTAACGGTTGGCGACCATTAAATTGTTATCTTGTTGCCATGCTGACAAAGTATAACTATTTTCAGACACCATCAGTTCGACAGAAAAACTGTCATCAAATTTTCGACAATAAAACAAAGTACCACTATCGGTCTTTTTACTAAGCTCAAATCCGTACTTTGACACATTAATATTGTTTTTCATTTTATTATTACAGCCTCATGCCGACAAAAAAGGCGGCATATAACAAAAGGTTTTGCGTCATGGCGGTTTGATGGAATAACAATCAGTAGCAATTTACTACCATCTGTTGTTCTATCAGACGAAAACATATTGGGCTTTATTTTTAAATTAAACATTTATTTTTAATTAACTTTAGATGTTGGCTTGACGTTAATAAACCGCCACAAACGCAAAGCCGTCACCGTACTGCGAAATGCCACTCATGGCTACTCGCCATTCGTGAACGCAAAAACCGTTGTACCAACTCCTTTTTTTGCTCATTCCGCAGTACGATTCAGTTTTCACTAAAATCCCCAAAGAGGCACTTCGCACTACACTGGTGTTTGCGAAATGGGGATTTTGTGATTGCTCCCATGTCAAGATAAAAAAAGAACGGCTTTAGCTTCATGGTTAAGTTTCAGCTTTTAAGGGTGGTATCACCGCCTGAAACATTCCCAATCTGTTGAACGCATTTCCGTTCTCTTTTTATTTGCCACTTCGCAAACACCTGAATCGTTATGCGTAATGTTAAGACAGCACTCTGCTAACCGAAATATCGTAATAATTTTTATCCTTTTCAATTCCTATGTATTGACGATTTAACTCTTTACAAGCTAACCCCGTTGTATTGCTACCCATACAATTATCCATTACTACGTCATTGTCTTTTGAAAATGCTTCTATAAGCCATTTCGCCAATTCAACAGGTTTTTGCGTTGGGTGTAGTTGGTCTTGCCTACGCCATTGTTGGGAAAAATCTAAAATCGTTGTTGGGTGTCTTGTTCCTTTGTTATCAGTTATTACACCAGCTATTCCATACTCCATATTATTCACTTTGTTTGGTGTCCACTTTCTTTTATAAGGTGTTCCTTCTGTAAATTGTGGCTTGTAATATGAAGCACTTTTGCCAAATACTAAAACCATTTCGTGTTTTTTCATAGGCATATATTTAGCAGTTAAAGGGCTTCCACATTTGCTTTTCTTCCAAACCATATCATATCTAAATAGTTTTTCGTTACTCAAAGCAAGTTTAAAAGCAAACAATCCTGCACCAAACAAAACTATATTCCCTTTTGGTGCTAATATTCTTTCATATTCTTTCCATAATTTATTCAAGTCAAGTAAGCTGTCCCATTTGTTTTTTGTAGTTCCGTAAGGTAAATCACACAAAATAAGATTTACGCTTTTGTCTTCTATAAAAGGGAAAACATCAAAACAATCAGCATTAACCAAAACACTACGCATAACACGGGTTTGGCAAAATGGCTGTTCAGTAATTCTATCAATCATTCGTTTTAATTTTAAAGTTTAGTAATTCTATTTAGCATTCGGTTCAGCC